CCGACATCCCCATCTCCTTGCCGCAGTCCACACAGACCAAGACGAAACGTTCTCTACCTGTAGCTGGGTTGATGCCACGCTGACGAACGGATTGGATGAAGGTCTTGCGGGACGAGTTGCGCCAGCAGGGTCTGAGGGCAGACTTAATCATGGTGCGGAACTTACCTTCCGTCATGCCCAAGACTGAATTGATTTCACCCCTAGCCATGTTGTGATAACTCTTCTTCGGTTGGCTCGTAAGGAAGGTCTGGCTCGTCTATCTGTGATAGAAAGTGGGTGGTATCTTTACCCATACGTTCGTGCGCTCCGATGAGAAGCTTGCGGTGCGCTTTGAACTCTGAAGAGTTGGGATGGTTCAAGCAAAAATACATTGCCCTTCCCATTACGTCCAAGGCTTCAAGCATTATGTCTGCATATTGTCGTGCTTCGTCTAGGTCTGTTGTCATATTTCTTTTAGTAATTAGATTAGTCTTTGTGATAGAGTCGTAAATGCCTTGGCGGCAGTCTGAGGAACTACTCCGTTTCCCAAGAGCCTAAGTCTGTCCACCCTACTGGAAGACCCATTAGGTGTTCGACCCAGTTGGGGTTCAGCTTGCCCTGTAACCCTTGGCTCTTCCCACTCGTGTTGGGGTTCGCCTGGTCTTGAGGGCCATACTTGATCACCGCCTCTAAGTTGTCTATGCGATGCTTCCCGTCCTTGCGAGTGATTGCATTGCCACATCCTTTCCAGTCCCGCGCTGTTGCTGTTGGCCAGTTCTTCTGCAACTCTTTCGCTACTGCATTGCCCAGAGTCAACCCTCTCGTTTTGCCTATGCACGGAGGCACTGTGTTCATAGTATCCTTCCAGTCCCTCGTTGTTGTGGTAGGCCATGATGAAGACTCGCTTTCTCTGATGAGGTGCGCCGACTTCTTCCGCTGAGAATATTCCTGCCGTTGCTCGATAACCCAATCCTTCCAATGTTCTGAGGACATACTGGAGAACTGGTTCTCCGTCGGCTGTCTTGCAACTGAGGATTCCTTGTACGTTTTCGAGGAAAACAATTCTAGGTTGGCACTCTCTGATTCCGTCTGCGATGTAGGGGAAGAGGTGTCTGGGGTCTTCAGTAGCTTGACGCTTTCCAGCAGCTGAGAATGGCTGACACGGGAATCCTCCAGAGAGGATGTCCACGCATCCACGAAACTTTCCGTATGGGAAGGTCTTAACGTCCGTGAAGACAGGTGCTGCATCCAGCTTTCCCTCTTCCATCTTTGCAACCAGGTTCGCGACAGGGAATCCTTCCCTCTCCACGTAAGCGATCTCTCGCAGGTTTGGCAGAACGCTTCTAAGTCCAAGCCCGATTCCTTCGTATCCAGAACATAGGCTGAGGTGTGTAATTGTTTTGGTAGTATCCACATTGTATCTTTCTTTTAGTTTTAGTTTAGTTTAGTTTAGTTCGTATATAAAAATGCAACTCAGCGTCAATCCCCCCCTTCCCATACTACGGATGGGTCTATCTTGGTATCTTATAACCCAAGAGGGTCGGAGGTTAACCCTTGGAGTCCGAAGACTATGTGTCCAAGGGTGTTGGGCTGAGTTGCGTGTAGTAAAGTCATATTTCTTTTATCTCAGTAATTGTGATGGGAACATTTGTCTTCCTTAGTTTGTATCCTTTAGTCTTGCTACCAGTAGTCAAGCATTTAATTGCTTCCTCCTGGGTGTGTGCTGTTTTGATAGAACCACAGGTTGAGGGCATGTCGAGACGGGTGTATGAAATCCTGTAGCAAGGCATCAATGAAACCTTCCTATGTGGTTCTTAAAGATGAACTTACCCTTCACGTCACGCGCACCTTCACGCTGCTTGGCTATGTTATACTTCAATGAAACGTAAGCCCCATGCTCTGCATCTACTCGACGAGCCTCATCCACATCCTTACCATCAGGCCACAGAAGTAAGATGATGTCGGAGTCATTTTCAATGTCACCAGAATCCTTGAGGTCATACAAGGTAAGACCAGACTCACGCTTGGCTCCCTCACGATTGACTTGTGCTAGCAGGAAGACAGGAACGTCCAACTCCATAGCCATCAGTTTCACTTGGTGTGATACCTCAGCAATGCCATCGTTCTTTTTCATGTTGCGATCCCAAGGAACAAGCTGAAGGTAGTCTATGACAATCCATTCAATCTTGTGCTTGCGCTTATACATACGAGCCTTGGCACGTAGCTCATCGATACTTTTAACGTAGTGGTTGGTGAAGATAGGAGCCTCCGCCATCTTGTCTGTTGCTTCCCATACACGCTTCTGGTATTCTGGTTTCATCATCCCATCATGCAAGCGGTTGAGTGGTGTGGCGGCACAGGTTTGAATCATGCGGTTAGCCAGAGACTTAGCTTGCATCTCAAAGGAGAAGTAGAGGCCAGGTATGTTGTGCGTCACTGCGTTCTGTAAGACGATGTTCAAGGCAAGGGCAGTCTTACCACAGGACGTAGGTGCGGCAATCACCATCACCTCTCCGTTGGCTACACCACCACAGCTAAGTTTCTCATCTACCTGTGCAATGCGAGTGGGCATGGCAGACACCTCATAGGTTCCATTCACCATAGCCTTGTAGTCCTCTCTGAGGGCTTCGGCAGCAGTTCTGATACTCCCGTCCCCCTTACCATCATCAACGTCCTGCAGGGACTGCAAAGAGGCTTCTAACTTAGACGTAACAGAGTCTGCCCCTTCCTCTCCTTCCTCTGCTTCCTCAATGGCGAGGCGGCAATGACGGATGGTCTGGCGAAGCTTAGACTTCTCCTTCACTATTTGAGATGAATACTTGGAGTGGGTTGCTGTCTCACAGGCTTCTTGAATTGTATAGATGGTGCTGATACCACCAATCTCATCCTCGTTGCCATCGGAGCGTAGCTGTTCCAGTAGTGTGATGTCTGATAAACCCAACCCCTTCCCCACAATCTTCCCCATCGTAGAGAAGATTATAGAGTTGCGGGCTACATAGAAGTCCGAAGGTTGAACAACCTGTGACACCTCGTCGTAAACGGAACCATCTTCAGACAGAAGACAGGACGCAAGAACAACGGTCTCCGACTCTAGTGAGTGCGGGTGCGTGTTTTTAGATTTAGGCATACTTAGCTGTCTCCGTGTTCCTTTTGATCCATCACGAACTCTGCCGCTTCACGCAGGCATCCTTTGTCGTAAGGGTAGGTCACCAGAGACTGGCCGTGCTTGCTGTATAGAATTACAGACTCAGGGCGCATGTCTACGTCATACTGAAACTCAGGGTCGATGCCATTCTCTTCCATCCATGTTAGGATTTGATCTCCTGTGCGCTTCTTGGGTTTGTCAGAGACGCGCTCTGAAATCCAGTATTCGTCTCCGTCACATAGTGAGCCAACGTAGTCATCGACGAATCGTTGCTGTCCTGATATAACTTGTAGGCGTTGGACAAGTGTGTCCGCGTCCATGTGTTTGGCTGGGCCATAAGGGTAGGTTGCTGTTTTAATAATCATGTTCTGTTTTGTTTATGGTTTGGTTATAGTGAGTTATTGGCGTGGCTAGATTCAAGTGACTTTAGTTCATCGACTAACTCATTGAGGTCTTCGATAGATTTTGAATCGTTGTCCATTGCGTATTTTATAATTTCAGCAAAGAGTAAAGAGGTTGGAGTTTTCAATTTACTTCCCGCGTCATTTTCGCAGAAATAGGTGATAGCCCTAGCTGCTTGATCTGCTAATTGTGTTTTGCTCATGTTTATGTTTAGTTATAGTGAATCTTTACTCATCTCTTCAAGAGCTTCATAGCCGCGCATCAGTTTATTGGTGTAGCTTTCTGCCTTTGTTTCTGATACAATATCGTAATGCTCCTTAGTCATGTTGTGCATATAGCCATAGCGGTGGGCGGTGCGAACACTAACTGCCGCGTATTTGTTTCCTATATACTGACCATAGTATAAAGCTGATGCAGAATCATACTCACACTTCCTAGAGGTGCGTAAGCTGGCTGAGGCTTTGTCTCTGAAGTCTTGCTCCAGTTGTGTGCGTTCGTGCTTTGGTGTTCTGTGTAGGTCTTGTTTCATGTTTATGTTTGGTTTGGTTTATAGGCTTGGAATGGTCTTTGATACCTCCAAGATAAGTTCGTTTTCTAAAAGTTCTGCTGGCATCGGTGACCTCCAGATAGAGATCAACATGAGGCACTTTTTATATGCGTCAAGGGTAAAACCTTCCGCCTCGTAAATTTTTTGTGCGGCAGGGATAGGTGCGAGTGGTGTTCCCGTCTTTTCACAATAGGCAGAGGCTAACTTCTGAGCCTTGGCAATACCAATCCCCTTCATCCCCTCAATGTTGTCGGTTGAATCTCCCATGAGAAGTTGAACCAACCAATGAAAGTCTGCTTCCGCTTGTGTTACACCACGAGGCCAATCATCCTTGTTCCAGTTGTAGTGCCAACCTGGGACACCAAGTAAGTCTTTGTCTATGCTACAAAGGATTGGGTTTTTAACCCTTCCGTTGGTAAGCATGATGCCAAGTAGGTCATCCGCTTCTAACTGGTCGTGCTTACACCATCGAGCGGCATTCGACTCCTCAAGCTTGTCCATCAAGGGAACGTAGAGAGCTGGCTTCTCCCGTCTCCCTGCTTTGTAGTCTGGATACAGCACCTTGCGGAAGTTGTCCCGTCCAGACACCACGAGGTAGTGCTTCTGTGCGCGGCAAGCAGAGACTACACTTTGTATAGTAAACTCTACCATCTCGACGAGGCTTTGAAGACCTGTGCCAGTAGACTCAGCCTTAGCTGCATGGGAGTAAGAGATCAGTTCAAGATCAATGAGGGCGGTTTTAGTATTTGTTTTTAGGTTCATAGTTTTGTTTATGTTATAGGATACCGTAAGGTGTAGGGAAAGGTATTTGTATGGTCAAGAAGAATCGTCCTAGTTTCTAAAGAAACTTTGGTTCCTTGGTCTCAATCAAA